GCGATAGTCCCCCGAGCAGATCGACGCCCGGAGGACCATCCCATGCCCGTGATCAACGGCCTCGAATTCCCTGAACCCGAGTTCTGCGAGTACCCCAAGGTGCTCTACGCCGGTGGCGCGCTTGGCGGCGCGACGCTGATCGTGGCGGACGCTGGCGAGGAGCAGGCCGCTGCGCCGGACTTCCTGCCGCTGGGCGGCTCCGAGGTCGCTGTGCGTCGTGAGCCCGCCGACGACGACACCGCGCCCTACAGCCGCCCCGAGTGCCGCTACGAGGTGTGCCCGGGCGCTGGCGAGTGCCAGGCGGCCGACACCTGCTTGGCCGCGAGGGAAGGCCCCGACGTGGCCACCCACGAGAACGAGACTGGCGAACCCGCAGCCCCCAACACTGGGCGCCGCGGTTCGCGCAAGCCGGGCAACTAGCCCACAACCCCGAAGAGGACCCATGGCCTATAAAGAGCATCCCCGGTACGCCCTGACGGAGTGGCCGGAGTACGAGTTCCACGAGTTTCCGATGATGGTCTATCCGGGCGGCGAGGATCCGTTCAAGCCGACCTACGACACCGAGCGGCCTGGCCGTCTCATCTACCCGGGCGTGACCGTCGCCACGCAGGAGGAACTCGACAAGCTGCTGGGCGGCGGCGCCGAGACTGTGCGCGACGGCGACAAGGTGCGCGTGAAGTCGGACGACGACGAGCGCGCCGAGCTTCTGCAGGAGGCCGAGCACCTGGGTGTCACGGTCGACAAGGTGTGGTCGACGGCGCGCATTCAGGACGCCATCGACACGAAGAAGGCCTCGAAGCCTGCCAAGGCCAAGGCCGCCACGGACGTGGTCTAACCGCGCAGGGGGTGACGGGCCTGGCTCGCCACCCCCGCGCAATTGCCGGGGGCAAGCATGACGACTTGGAGCCAACTGATCGCGCTCTGCCTCCGAGACGCCGGCATCACCGGCATGGGGCAGACGCCCAACGCGCAGATGATGCAGGACGCGGTCGACCGCGCGAACCTCCAACTGGATGAGTGGCGCGAGGACGAGTTCGTCATCTTCCGGCTGGACGACCTCTCCTACAACATGACCGGCGCGGCCTCGTACACGGTCGGGCCCGGCGGCCAGTTCAACATCGCGGTGCGGCCGGAGTTGATCGACGGCGCCTTCATCCGGCAGATGACGAACGCGCAGACGCCGGTGGACTACCCCATCGAGGTGCTGAACTCGCGCATCGACTACTCGCGCATCACGATCAAGAGCCTGACGGGCGCGCCGTCCGATCTGCTCTGGTACGACAACGCCTACCCCATCGGCACGGTGTACCCCTGGCCGATCCCGACCTCGCAGGTGCCCTACCAGCTTCACCTGCTCGTCCGGGCGCTGCTCGACAAGATCGATGATCCCACGGCGACCATCCTGCTCCCGCCGCGGTACGGCAACATGCTGTACTGGAACCTCTGCATGATCTTCCGCGAGGCCTTCGGCTACGCGCCCAGGCCGCTGACCGTGAAGCGCGCTGGCGCCACGCTGCGGAATATCCGCCGGAAGAACGCCCACATCCCGAAGCTGCTCATGCCCAACGGCATTGGCTTCCGCGCCTACGACCCAATTTCGGACAGGGGCCGATAAATGCCGGAGCAAGTCCCCCTCCTGGGCGGCTCCTACACCGCCCGCTCGCTCACGGCTGGCGCCCAGCGCTGCCTCAACCTCTACCCCGAGAAGAACGAGGCCGACGCCCCCTACCCGTTCACCTACTACCCGAGGGCAGGGCTGCGCTTCGAGGGTGCTCTCCCCAGCCCGCCCATCAACGCCGGCGCGCGCTGCATGTACCGCGCCTCGAATGGGGTGCTGTTCGAGTGCGTGGACGACAAGGTCTACGCCACCACGAACACCGGCGTGCGCAACCTGCTGGGCGTGATCAACGCCGGGGTCGGCCTGGTGTTCATGCAGGACAACGGCACCGTCGTGGTCGTGGTGGACGGCTCGGCCGATGGCTGGGTGATCAACATGGCGACCTACGGGTTCAACGCCATCGCGGATCCGGCCTTCTACGGCGCCGACCGGGTCGCCTACCTCGACGGCTACCTGATCTTCAACCGGCCCCAGTCGACGCAAATCTACCTGTCGCCGTTCGACTGGGACGGCATCTCCGCGTTCGACCCGCTCTACATCGCGGACAAGATCGGCACGCCGGACTACCTTGAGAGCATCGTGGTCAACGCCGCCCAGCTATGGCTCATCGGCAACGAGGGCACGGAGGTCTGGTACAACTCCGGCGGCGCGGACTTCCCGCTGGCTCGAGTCCCGGGGGTGCTCATCCAGCACGGGACGAACGCGAAGGACTCGGTCTGCCAGGCGGACGTGTCGGTTTTCTGGCTGAACCAGAACGAGCAGGGCGAGGCCATCTTCCTGCAGGGCACCGGCTACGAGGTGAAGCGGGTCTCCACCCACGCCATCGAGCAAGCCTGGCAGAGCTACGACACCATCACCGACGCCTCGGCCTTCACCTACCAGTTGGACGGCCACACGTTCGTGCAACTGAACTTCCCGACCGCTGACCACACCTGGGTCTACGACCTCTCGACCGGCCTCTGGCACGAGGAGTGCTGGATCGACAGCAACGGCATCGAGCACCGCCACCGGGCAAGCTGCGCAGCCAACGCCTACGGCAAGGTCTACTGCGGCGACTGGGAGAACGGCTTCCTCATGTCGATGGACCTCGACTGGTATCAGGACGTCGAGGACCCCATCGTCTACCGCCGCGGGTTCCGGCATCTGGTCAAGGGCGCCAACAAGGTGACCTATCAGAAGCTCGTGCTGTCCGCGACGCCGGGCCAGGCCGAGGGGCGGCTTACGACGGACCAGCCGCAGGTGTACCTCCGCTGGTCGGACTCGCAGGGCTATAGCTGGGGCGACCCGGTTGCGGCCACGCCCGGATCCACCGGCCAGTACGACGAGTGGGCGACGTGGTGGCAACTCGGCACCGCTCGGGACCGGGTGTTCGAGGTCTTCTGGTCGCTGCCGTTTCAGGTGTCGATCTCGGGCGCCTATATCGACTACCAGACGGCGGATAGCTGATGGCCCAGGCACTTCAGGAGTTCGCCCTCCCGGCCCTCATCCCGCAGGTGCCGCTGATCAACGTGAAGACGGGCGTGCCCACGCAGTTCTTCATGGACTACATGAACACGCTGAACAGCAAGCTGACCAACGCAGTGCAGGCGCTCAACAACGCCGTCGACGGCCTGCTGGCCGCGCAGGCGCAGTCGGTGGCGCAGCAGGCCCAGGTGATCACGCAGGCGCAGTCGGTCGCCACGGCGCAGGGCCAGGCGGACGCGGCGGCCGGATCCCCAGCGCAGTCCGGCGATGCCATGGGCGTGATAAGCGTCCCTGCCGGCGCTGGCTGGACTGCTGGCCCGCAGGTGGACCTTCTGGGCGTGATCGCCGGGAGCCTGTCGGTCATCAACTCCGGCCCCAGCCAGATCAGCGCCACGGCGGTGGGCATGGCCGGGTCGTTCTCCGGCTCGTGGCGCATTCAGGAGATCGTCGGCGCCGTGGAGACCACGGTCTACACCGGCACCTTCACGGCCGAGAACTGGCTGGAAGACCTGATGACGATCACGAACGTGAGCTTCCTCTACAACGACGCCGACACGAGCGCGGCCATCCCTGGCCAGGTGTCGGTCGGCGCTGTCAGCTACCGCCTCGATATGTCCTCGCCCGATGTGGACGTGACCAACGTGCAGGCATACATCTACGTCCGGCGCTCCTAGTCGGGCGCGCGGATGGCATGCTAAGCCGGGTTCGCCAGACCCACTGACCGAGGAGATCGAGATGACCGACGACTTCACCCGGGCCGAGCCCGTCGTCACCTACAAGGTGACCGACCGCACCGGCGCGCTCCGAACGCAAGGCGTGACCGAAGACGTGGCGCGCGCCCTAGCCGACCGCCTGTCCGAAGACCCCGGCGTGGCGCCGCTCCGCATCGACCGCGTGACCGTGGTTCTGCTGCGCCGCGAGGAAACGGTAGGTCTCATCTCAGAGAGGGCGCCCGGATGACCGAAGACGAAGCCAAGACGAAGTGGTGTCCGTTCGTGCGCGCCATCGGGGCCGTAAGCGACGACGCCGCCGCCAATCGCTGGCCCACCGACCCAGACGGCGAATTCGATGACACCTTAGGACTGGACGCATGGGGCCATCCGCACGCCCTATGCATCGCCTCTCAGTGCATGGCGTGGCGGACGGGGCCACAGCTCGGTGAGCGCCGCGACGGCGGCTACTGCGGCCTTGCTGGAGCGAGCGCATGATCTACCGCACGATGAACGCGGCCTTCCTCAACGAGGTGGCCAACCACGATGACGTCCGGCCCTTCCTGGGCGGTGGCGCCGAGCCGCTCGACCTGGGCCCCCTGCTCTCGAACCCCGCCGTGGTGGCGCTGGAGGTCATGGGCGACGGCGGGTGGCTGCTGCAGCCGTCCCTCCCGGGCGTGTACGAGCTTCACACGCTGTTCATGCCCCACGCTCGGGGCAAGTCGTACTTCGCCGCGGCGCGCGAGGCCATGCGGTGGATGTTCACGAACACCGACTGCCTTGAGATCATCACCAAGTGCCCCGACGACAATCCGGGCGCACGGATGGCAGCCAGCGTCATGGGCTTCCGCGAGCGGTTCCGGCGCGAGGCCTGTTGGCCACCCGAGGCTCCGGCGGTGGGTGTTTCCTACCGGGTCTTCAGCATCGATGACTGGTTCACGCGCGACAAGGTGGCGCTGCTGGAAGGCCGGAAGTTCCACGCTGCGCTTGAGGCCGCCAAGATCGAGGCGGGCAGCGCTCTCGTGGTGCATCCCGAGGACGAGGCGCACGACCGGGCTGTGGGGGCGGCGGCTCTCATGGTGAAGGCGGGGCAGTTGGCCAAAGCGGTCGGGTTCTATTCCAGATGGGCAACCTTCGCCGGATATGCGACCATCGAGGCGGTCGGTCACAACCTCATCGATGTACGCGATGCCATCGTTGAGGTATCTGGTGGCGAAATGCGGGTGCTGCTGGTGAGGCACGCGCCCGCCGAATAGGGGGTGCACCATGCCTGTCGGCGCAACGATTTCAGCGGTTGGATCGGCGGCTAGCGCGGGAATCGGCGCCCTGGGTGCGAAGAGCGCGGCCAAGACCCAGGCAAAGTCGGCCCAGCAGGCTGCCGATGTGCAGATGCAGATGTTCGGCCAGACCCGCGAGGACTTGGCCCCGTATCGCGACTACGGCGCGTCGGCCCTTTCCCCGCTGGCCAAGCTGCTGGGCTTTGGCGGAACGCAGACGGGCTACGACACCGGCGCCTACCTGGCGAACAATCAAGACGTGGCCCAGGCCTACCAGACGCTCGCCTCGACCCCCGAGGGCCGCGCCACGCTGGCCGCCAACGGCATCACCTCGGCCGACGAGTATGCCGCCAAGCACTATGAGACCTACGGCAAGCCGGAGGGCCGGGCGATCACGGCCATGACCGGCGGCGACGAGATCTCGAAGTTCCTTGAGACGCTCCCCGGCTACAAGTTCGCGCGCGACCAGGGCATCAAGTCGATCCAGAGCAGCGTCGGATCCCGGGGCCAGACGGGTGCGCAGGCCAAGGGGATCGCGCGCTTCGTGACGGGGTTGGCCGACCAGACCTACGGCGAGCAGGTGAACCGCCTGATGGCGGCGGCCGGCCTCGGCCAGAACGCGGCGGCGACGACCGGACAACTGAGCGGCCAGACGGCCAACAACGTGGGCCAGGCGATCATCGGCGCCGGGACGGCCTCGGCGGCCGGGACCGTGGGTGCGGCCAACGCTGCGTCGGCGGGTCTGAGCAACCTCGGCCAGATCGCGGTCGGCCAACGCCTCCTCGGCATGTACGGCGGCGGGGGCGGCCTGCCGGCGACCACCACCATCTAGGGGGCTTCCATGCCTGACATGAACATTGCGGCCAGCATTCAGCCTCCGAAGGTTGATGCGCTGGCGACGATTGGCCAGGTCACGAAGGTCGGGACCAGCCTTCTGCAGAACAAGCTGCTCGGCCAGCAGATCGACGCCAAGATGGCTTTGGGCGAGGCGGTCACGAAGGCGACCGACCCCGAGACCGGCAAGACCGACTGGGGGCGCGCCACCACGCTGCTGTCGCAGAACCCCAAGGGCGCCTTCGCCATGCCGGAGTTCTCCCAGCAGGTGCTCGCCCGGGCGCTGGCCGAAAATCAGGTGACGATCTCCGATCTGGAGAAGACGCAGAAGAAGATGGGCGCGGTGTCGGACCACCTCCTGTCGGTCCTGGGCACCAAGGACGCGCCCATGACCAAGGACGCGCTGGTCGACAGCATCAAGAGCGGCCTGTTCGACTCCGGCCTGCTGACGAAGGACGACCTCCCGCTGGCGGCGAGCTTCATCCAGCAACTCGGGGACGACCCCGTGCAGAACAAGCTGGCGATCATGCGCCTGTACCGGCAGACGCACTCCGGCGCGCAGGGCATCGCGGACACGCTCGGGACGTTCGCCAACGTGGACTCCGGCACGGTGATCTCGCCCGTGCGCACCAGTCCTGTGACCGGCGAGACCGAGGTTGGCACCTCGATCCAGAAGGGCCTCACGCCTTCCGAGCTTGCCGGAACCATGGAGATCATCGACCCGATCACCCACGAGCGAAAGACGGTCACCAAGGGTTCGCTGCTTGGGCAGGTAGTGGGAGATAAGGATGCGCCTCTCAACAAGGGCGGGGTCACGACGGCCCTGGCGCCGGGCGTCAGCGAAGCTGCGGGCGCCGCGGCGCAGGGTTCCGCGCGCCAAGCTCAAGGGCTCATGGAAGCCGCAGACCGGGTGCCGATCAACAAGGCCGCGCTCACCAACATCCGCGACTCCCTGAAGACGTTCACGCCAGGCCCGAAGGCCAACTGGTCCTACATGATCGGCGCGCTGGCGCAGCAGCTTGGCGTCGCTCCCCCGAAGGTCACCGAGGGTGTGGCCGGGCAGGAGGAGTTCAACAAGCTCGCCACCCAGTTCATCAACGCCCAGGTGGGCGCGCTGGGCGGCACCGGCACGGACTCGAAGCTGGAGAGCGCGCGGCACGGCTCTCCGAACGAATTCATGTCGAGCCTCGGCATCCAAAACGTCACGGCGCTCATGCTGGGGCTGGAAGACGCCACGGCGGCGAAGGCGGCGGCCTGGCAGAAGTGGATGGCGTCCGGCAAGGGCCCCGACACCTACGGGCAGTTCCAGACCCAGTTCAACTCGCTCTACGACCCGCGCGTCTTCCAGGCGCAGCACATGAGCGACGCGCAGCGGCAGGCCATGCTCAAGGGCATGAGCAAGGATGATCGCGCCAAGTTCGAAGGCGCGTGGACATTCGCACAGAAGGCAGGGTGGCTGGGCAAATGAGCGATGATCTGGCCTCCATCCTGACCGGCGAGACCACCGCGAAGCCGAAGGCTCCGAAGGCCTCCTCGCGCAAGGCGAAGACCTACGACCCCCTCGACGCAGCCGTCCGCACGGTGATCGCGGAGGAGGCCGACCCCGAGGCGCGCAGGTGGGTCGCCGGCGTGATCGCCAACCGCGCCAAGGCCAAGGGCGGCGACCTCCTGGGCGTGGTGCAGGAGCCGGGGCAGTTCGAGCCGTGGGCGAACGGCGGCAAGCGGATCGCGGAGATCGATCCCAACTCGCCCGAGTACAAGGCTGTCGCAGCCATCGTCGCCCCCATCCTGCGGGGCGAGGCGCCGGATCCCACCGGCGGCGCGACGCAGTTCTATGCCCCCGAGGCCCAGAAGGCGCTCGCAGCCAAGGACGGCCGGCCCGAGAAGGCCGAGTTCGATGACGGCACTGGGGTGCAAGTCGGTGAGACCCTGTTCTTCCGCAAAGGTGGCGGTGGCACGCCGAACGCCGAACTTGCTGGCATGTTCGGGTACGACGACAAGGCCGATGCGGCGGCCAAGGCGAAGTTCAGGGAAATCTTCGGAGACCCCGGGCGCTTCGAACCTGGCGCGGAACTCACCGGCGCGGGCCTGACCCCCTACCGTGACCTCAAGGGTGAGACGCTCACCGAGGGCCAGCAGCGGCTCTATGAGGCCATCAACAAGGGTGGCAGCTACAAGCCCGACGCAGAGGGCGGCACGGCCGACAACCCGTTCTTCGTCCAGAAGGGCACGCGCGAGAAGGACGTCCCCGCCGGGGCCTACTACGTCGACCGCACCGGCGCCTTCAAGCGCGCGGGTGGCGGGGAAGAGATCGGCGGATCCTTCCTCAAGGGCGTCAGCCGCGGCGTGGGCGACGTGATGCTTTCGGCAGCCGAGCTTGCGCCGGGCACCGAGGACTCGGTCCTGCGCAACCGCATGCTGGTCGACCAGGCCAAGTACGACGCAGACCTTAAGGGCGACCTCGGCACCGACGCCGGGCGCTTC